ACTACGTTAGAGATTATTCAAGGCACGACCTTATATAAGAAATTTGATTTACAACGTGCGAAATTTGGATGGCATGCTAAATCTACTATGAAAATTCAGAATCGTACAATTAATTCGAGTGGAAACGATGAAAATGACGATGTTGATAATGTTCCGATCTACGGAAAAGTTTATGAAGGGAAAGGAAACGGATTCAAATCGCGGACCCCTACTGGTGCAGAGGACGGAGTGATTGCGAATGATGCGAATGTTCCTTATTTATATCAAGTTAATTCAAACACGTCATTGTTTGCTGAACCGCCAAAGCCAAGTCAGTTGTTTGGCGTACAGCGATCTGGAAAAGCTCATTTGGACCCTGGTGAAATTAAGACCAGTCATTTATATCATAAAGTCGAATTTACTGTCAATCGCCTATGGAGAATGTTACGACGCGTAATTGTACCGGGTCCTGTTCAAGAATTATCGAAAGAAATGTATCAAGGCGTGTATCGCTGTTTTTGTTTTGAAAAGATGATAAAAACATCAGCGGATTCAGCCGTTAATGTAATGAAAGTTGCTTATGAAATTGATCAAAAGGACTATTGTTATTTTGTGGCTCCTAAGACTCCCACCACATCTACGTTAATTAAGCTTGCTTACGTTTAAATGACGTTTCGTGATTTTTTGGAAAAAGTTAAATGTACATTTAATTGCATTTGCTGTAATACAGATGACGTTATAACTGACCCTGATACTGAATAAAACTCTATTAAAACCCTATGTGTGCATGATTAGTTAGCGATTGTGTTCGCGAAGCGAACGAGGGCGAAGCCCGAGGTTGGGCGAGGGCGTAGCCCGAGTGACCTACCACAGCTACGATTAAGCCTATAACTCAACCCCAACCGGGTCGGAGCCGGCAGGCGTAGGCCCTAAATAACCCCAACCCTAGTGATAACCCCTGTAACCGAAAAGCGTTATATACGCGAAAGCAAGCCCCGCGGAGCGCAGCGGAAACCCCTACCAAGGATGAATAAGGTGGACCGCAAAGGTGCAGCAATGTCGCAGGCTCCAGAGCGAGGGGTCCTTGGCCCCCGGAGCATGGAGCGACATTGCGTAAAAAATATCCCGCGTTCATACGATTTTTCTATTAACTAGGACCGCGGATTAACAGATGTAGTAAGACCCCAAGGCGAAAAAATGAGCCGCTAGTATTACTTACTACATCGACGTCTCACGTCTCACTCTACCCCTTACCCCTGAATGAAACGATCGACCGCCACGTGGCGACGCCCCTTTACCCAAAATGGAAAAGCGATCGACCGCTTGTCCCCGCGTCACAAAAGTATAAAAGGACAGCCATTTGTGTCCGTTATTATGCCATCCGCTCAAGCACGCTATTGGATATTAACTATACCTAACTATGCCTATTTGCCATATTTGCCGCCTGCCTGTGTCTGGATTCGTGGACAGTTGGAACGAGGGAATGATCGTGCCTACCTACATTGGCAACTGTGCGTGTTATTTGCACAAAAAGTCCGACTACGAGCCGTTAAGAATGTATTCGGCGATTTATGCCACGCCGAGCCCACCCGAAGTGAACGAGCGGTCGACTATGTCTGGAAGGACGACACCGCTGTCGAGGGAACTCGATTCGAATTGGGATCAAGACCTGTCAACAGGAACAACGAGAAGGATTGGGACCGAATATGGGACTCCGCGAAGCACGGTCGACTTGACGAGATCCCCGCGGACGTTCGAGTCCGTTCTTACGCGCAATTACGAAGGATTGCCTACGACTACCTTGCCCCGGAACCTATTGAGCGAATTGTTAAATGTTACTGGGGATCGACTGGTACCGGAAAGTCACGAAGAGCCTGGGATGAGGCCGGGTGGGATGCATACCCCAAGATACCGTCATCCAAATTTTGGGATGGATACAACGGGCATGACAACGTCGTTATCGATGAATTTACCGGGCAGGTCTCGATTGAACACTTATTACGATGGTTCGACAGGTACCCCGTCAATGTCGAGACGAAGGGTTCAGCCACAGTTCTTAGGGCATCTCGCATCTGGCTCACCTCCAATATCGACCCCCGAGAATGGTACCCAATGGCGCCAGATGAACAGCGCCGGGCGCTAATGCGTAGAATGGATATTACGCACTTTAATGAGTCTATTTGAAAATAAATTAACCTTAATTCATTCTTTTCTTTACTTTGAAATGGTTACTCGTGGTCAATCGCGTAGGCACGTTGCCAAGCGTGTAAATCAATTTGCCAAAGCAGCAGCTTCAGTTGCTGGTACGGCCGGTATCGCTGCCGGTAATTTTGCTGTTAAAAATTTATTGAAGTATTTTAGCCAACCCGCTACGCCTAACCGCAAAAAACTAAGTATCGAGGATATAATTAAAGTTACGCCTAAGCCTGCTCCATCACCAGGTATGACTGGACAGCGCGGTGGTGTACCATATAAACGACGAACTTGGAAGGCTTCCATGTCTAAATCAAGAGGAAGGTTTAAGAAAGGCACGCGTAAGCGTACTTTTTTGGATCGTTCTCCTAAAGGAATTACTATTTGTCGCGAAGTGGGTAGTTCACCGGCTATTGGAACAACTGCTGAAAGTGTGTTTGTCGGGCATGCAACGATCAATCCGACGTTATTGATTGAAAATTTTTCTTTGGCGTTTACTAAATGGATGTCTGTTCAGAATCAGCCATTCTTTTCAGATTTTAACAATTGGGACGAGGTTATTACGCAAGCTGGAAATTTTATTACGACTGTTTATCATCAGAAATATTACAATGGTCCTAGCTCTTCGTTGTTTGCTATAACTATAACATCTGCAGTAACGACATATAAGAACTTTGCAGATCAGTTTACTACTGCAATTAGAACTGCTATGGTTGATGGCTCAACTATATTAAGTAATTCAGATATTCGTTTGACTACGTTAGAGATTATTCAAGGCACGACCTTATATAAGAAATTTGATTTACAACGTGCGAAATTTGGATGGCATGCTAAATCTACTATGAAAATTCAGAATCGTACAATTAATTCGAGTG